GTTAGCTTAGTTAGGTCGTCTGGTATTTTCCTGGCAGTCACCGTGACCTCACCGCCTGAAGGTTATCCCTGCAAAAGCATTATCCGCCCGTACCTCTTCGGGGATATGGCCATAGCCACTGACTCCATCAAAAGCAAACCAGTCTTCCGATAATCTCAGGCAGGTATATCCGACGTTTACACTGATTGACCAATCCCTGCCAATCTGCTTGTTCATACTAAAGGTAACGGCGGCCAATGGTCCCCCCTGGATGTCGTGGTCATACGATGTAAGCCCGGTAAATCCACGCTTTCCAAAATAGAGCATCGCGGCTTCGTGAAATGTCGCCCGGTCTTTCCCCATTGTCGCCCACGGATGAACCCAGCCGACATCGGCCGATAGGGTGAGGCATTTAAACAGGGTCTGATGTACGCCTAACCCGCCCCCGGCCATGGTCAGCTTGTAGGCTTCTTGACCGTACACGCCCCTGAAGGTCTGCCCGGCTCCGGCCCATACGGATATCCAGTCACCGGATAGGCGGAAGTTGACCCAGGGACCGGACCGAAGTTCTTTATTGCAGTAAAAGTTGTATCGGGATTCGGCGGAGAAGCTGGCTGCATGGACCTTTTCTAAATCCATACAAATGATAAACAGCAGGGCCATGATCAGGAAAAGAAAGAAGGCGATCCATCCCATACGGGATGCAATCTTTTTATGTGCGATGAGGTATTTGTCCATGTCGGCCTCCTTGTTTGGAGGCCAAAGGCGGGTATTTCAGGTGTGACGCTAAAGACGTTACACTATTGGATTTTATTTGTCAATCAAAAAATACCGATAGCTCATATTGGATCGAACATGAATAACGAATGTTGTGCTGCAGTAAAAAAAAGCTTGACAATCGTTACTTATCAGTTTACTTATATATTATGGAAATAGAAATTAAAAAATTGGAGTGCCTAAGGTGCCACCATACTTGGATTCCAAGGCAGTCTGAAGTCAGGATATGCCCGAAATGCAAATCCGCCTATTGGGACAAGGCCCAACCCGACCAACCTTTAAGGATGACTGACCCTGCGGGGATCCGACAATCCGGGAAGTCTGGGAATGGGCAGTAGGCGGGGCAACCAAACAACCTAACCGGGCCAAAGGCGGGTATTTCAGGTGTGACAACCAAAATGCCTTTGCCCACAGACCCCCACCCTCCGGGGTGGGGAGAAAGGGGGTCATTGTTGATGATATACCATATTAAAGTTTGGTCTCTTACCCTCGTATTTCTGGGCGGCATTGCATTGACCGGTTGTGAGAGCGCCTATTTCCCTCTCCCGAATATTGCGGGGATTGGGATTGTGGCACTCGTCGGCTTGATTGCGTGTCAATAACCAGCCGCATTACCGGACTGCGCTACGCTACGCCGGTGAGCTAAGTGTTAGCTTCTTAGAAATGAGATTGTACCTATGATGACGTTTGGGTCACTTTTTGCCGGAATAGGGGGCTTTGATCTTGGCCTTGAACGTGCCGGGATGAAATGTAAGTGGCAGGTTGAAATTGATCCGTTTTGTAGAAAGGTACTTCAAAAACATTGGCCGGAGGTTCCAAGATATAGAGATGTGCGAGAAATCGAAAAAATTGAATCAGTCGATATTATTTGCGGAGGGCCTCCCTGCCAAAGAACAAGTGTCGCCGCTGCAATATTTGGCAATAGAACTGGAGAAAGTTTATGGGGAGAGATGGCGCGAATTGTTCAAGAAAATATGCCGACATGGGTTATCGTTGAGCAGCCCCCTGGAAACAAAAAATGGGAAACTGAAGTTACGGTGGATCTGGAGGGCCTTGGGTACTGTGTTGACAGATTTGTCAGATCGGCTCTGCTTTGTGGTGCGCCTCATGAACGCCGGCGGGTGTTCTTTGTTGCCAACACCTTGCGCGAGCGACTCGACACGTTCACCAGGCTCAGAGAATCATCCTCGATTATCGAAAAGTCGTGGCCTTCGCCTCCAAGAGGAACTTGGCGCTCGCCCAGGACCGGAACTTGTCGAATGGATGATGGGCTACCCGATTGGGTGGACCGAATTAAATCACTGGGAAATGCTGTGATACCGCAAGTAATTAAGCATATTGGTTTAAACATAATTAACGCTAACAATGGCTTTCAGCGGACAAGGAGCCGCTGAAGCCGTCGTTATCATCTTTCTTTGGAGGCATAAATGGCAATCATATTAGATTTAACAGAGTATACTGGTGATGAGGTTTTTCAAGAAGGAATGCCTAAAAAAATATTATTAGTCCCTGGAAAACATTATTTTGAATATGATTTACATCCTAACCATCGACGGGCTAAATGGTATAAGCAACGCGTGGAGGAATCAAGGCGGGTGTCCCCTGATAAACGTGCTGATTGGCCGATAGGCATCACTGAACACATGCTCCATGATGGGGCTAAAATAATCCACAGATAACCAAAGCATTAAGTCGTACAGCAAAAAGACGCTGCCGCTTATGCTCGTTGTTGGGAGGTATTAAATATGAATATAGTCAACACGGTTCTAAAAGGGGCGGGGATGCCCCTACCGGATGATCCGATAATGGATGAATATTGCCCCGAGGGCCAGATCACCAAAGGCTATGAGCAGATCATGGCCGGGGTTGAGCAGATATCAAGCGGCCTGTACCTATGTCGTCCCCAAACCCTGGAGGCCATGAACGATATCAACCAACTGGCCAATATGGTCCGAGCGATCACGGAAGAATTAGAGAAGGCGCAGTCATCTTACATCGAGATCAAGGAGGTATGCAATGGATGAGGAAAGGTTCACCATGAACCGGTGCGACATTCACCGGGATCATTTTTACATCTACCGTGACGGCCTGAAATACGCGATATCATTTTTCTCTGCAGAACTGGCGGATAAGATTGATGAAGCACGTGTGTTGCCGGTGAAGCAACTGAAACACACTAAGGTGGACTAATGGAAACGAAAAAGAATGCGCCAGAAGTAATCGATGTAACATCGGAAGATATGAAGGTAGTCGTAAGGTCGCCTTATGAATCTATTCTATCAGCGGTCAAGGAAGGGACCGACCTAGACAGGCTGGAAAAGGTGCTTGAGATAGGGATGAGATGGGAGGCCAATGAAGCCAAGAAAGCCTATCATCAGGCCATGACAGATTTCAAGGCCAATCCTCCAGAAATCCTAAAGGATAAGCACGTTTCATTTCCGGTAGGTGGTAAGACCACCGAATATGATCATGCCTCCCTTGCCAATGTTGTAGAGAGTATCAATAAGGGCCTAAGTCAACATGGATTGTCTGCGGCTTGGGTCACGAATCAAGGTGAAGGAGGTATATCGGTTACTTGCCGGATTACCCACAGTCTGGGCCATAGCGAAGAAACGACCCTTGCGGCGGCCCCGGATAATAGCGGAAGTAAAAATGCGATACAGGCTCTTGGTTCGACAGTCACATATCTTCAGAGGTACACGCTCCTTGCATTGACCGGACTGGCAACAAAGAACGGATCCGATGATGACGGCAATGGGGGCCCAACAGTCGTCATATCCGATAAGCAATTAAATACAATCACCGATTATTTGGACAACCTTGGGGCCGACAAGCCAAAATTCTGCAAGCATTTCGAGATTGATGAGGTTAAGGATCTTTCTGCGGATAGATTCAATGAAGCCGTTGCAATGCTGAAAGCCAAGGAAGCCAAACTAAACAAAGCGAAGGAAGAAGCCAATGCTACGACTTGATATAGAGCAGGGGACCAATGAATGGTTTCAGGCTAAGTTGGGAATCCCTTCTTCGTCAAACTTCGATAAGATCCTGACGCCGGCGACTGGAAAGCCTTCAGCACAAGCCAAAAACTATATGTATCGTCTGGCCGGGGAACGGATCACAGGGATTCCAGTCGAGACATACCAAAACGCAACCATACAGAGGGGGGTTGAGTTAGAATTGGAAGCACGATCCGCCTTTGAGTTCATCGAAGATCAAGCCGTTGAGCTTGTTGGCATCTGCTTCCCCGATGAAAAACGAAAATTCTGCTGTTCACCAGATGGTCTATTTGACAATACCGGACTTGAAATCAAATGCCCTCTCCTACATACCCATGTCGGATATCTACTGGCCGGTAAGTTGCCCACAGATTACATTCCCCAGGTTCAGGGGAGTATGCTTGTGACTGGCGCTCCCTTCTGGTGGTTCATGTCGTATTATCCGGGAATGGATTCACTGATCATTAAGGTCAAGCGTGACGTTGAATATCTGATCAAGCTGAAGGTGGCCCTAGATACGTTCTGCGATGAACTGGATAATACCACGGAGAAGTTGAGATGATCGATCTGCCCCTCCAACTAAACAAAGACTATTGGCTTGCCCCGACCTGCCAAGAGGATTTGACCAAGCTCAAGAATTTCAAGCCAAATCAGATTCTTCGGGCAAAACTGGTAGGCGTGAAGAAACCCCGAAGCGTGAAACAACTCAACGCATATTGGGCGGCTTGCACATTGGTAGGTCACAACTCCGACAAGCCAAAGGAGGAGGTTGATTTCGATGTCAAGATTTTGCTTCGGCATATCAAGTCGATGAGGACTGTCGGGAAAGAGACTTTTATTGAAGTAGCTTCGATATCGTTTAAGAACCTTCCACACCTAGATGCCTGCGGATACTTCGACCGGGCTTTCCCTGTTTTGGCGGGGATGATTGACGTAACCGAAGATCAGCTTATGGCGGCAATTAAAGCAGATTTTTAAGTTACCTCCTACTTTCACCCATGCCCCTGGGGGATGCCTGAGCGAAATACAGGGGCTAACCACCCGCTCCACCGGACTGCGCTACGCTACGCAGGTGATCAACCCGTTATGGCGATGGAGTAATCCTAAACGTTGCCAACTGATAAGGGGCAGAAATAGACAGTGAAACATTGCTTTGAACTTAGCCGGTAAAAAATGGTTTAGCAAATGTACCATGCCGGAATATTCGTTGCCCTATCGCCATAACCAGGAGGTTGAGCGGATAAAACCGCTCACCTCAATGTTAGCATTTTGGAGGGAAAATGGATGCACAAACAATACGAGTGGGCGATTTTTCCGATATACTCGGAGCTACAATAAATGGAGATGATACTTCTCATATAGCATCTGTCCATAGGAGATTAACGGCTTGTGGGAGATCTCCATCAAACTATCTCTTAGGGAGTGATTTTTTTCTAAATTGTCCAGATTGCTTAG